TCTGACTTTTTCTGTAGTATCTGACACAGCGACACCTGCATCTAAACTAGGACCAATGGTTGTTTGGCCGCCTTCTGCTAATTCGTGTGCAGGTAGACCTGGTATTTGGCCTGCTCTGCCAGCGTCTGGTAATACGCCTAATAAGAATCCCTCTTGGTCAGCGCCTGTAAATGCAACTAGTACTTCACTACCTGGGGCTGGAGGATGCGTTATCATACCGTACTGATTACTATATCCACTGTCTTGTATCGAGCCGCCAAAATTCATCATGCGTCTAACTCGATGATATTGTCTTCTAACATCGTCGTTATCTTTTTCAGTAATAACTTGGTGACCTATTAGTTCTACATTAATGTGGCCTTGGAATGTATCATCTTTAATAGCTACTACTTTTGCAACAAATACACCGTTAAGTTGCATAATTGCGCCAGCACTACCTCCTCGATAATACCTATCGGGAATGCCAGTACTTTCATTGTCTTTGCCTGTGTATCTCATACTATGCTCTTCCTTGTGCTATATCTGCTAACCATTTTGGTGCGTTTCTAGATCTAAACGTACCATTGTCTAATGGGCCGCCCCAGTATTGTGTATACCCTCTTTCTGGATAAGAACGGTCGATATGAAATGTATTGTCTCCCATGTATCCGTTGCCTGCGCCTATTCCGGTTGCACCCGCTAAACGACTTTGGTTTATAAAGTTTTGTATTATGGGTAAGTCATTGGGGTTGTTGGTATCCAATGGTGTCGATCTTCCTGGAACAAATAACTGAACATCTGCTGCCATACCGTTATCGTGTCTGTGACTTCCTGTTCTATTAGGGCCACTGCTTGGTTGACCGCCACTGGTAACAACAACATTTACACCACTGTTTATACCAGCTGTTTCTAGTATCCTGACCACACTGGGATCTACTGCTTGATTTCTAATACCGCTTTGCGCTTGTGTAACTACTCCGGACCCAGTTCCGTTTTCAAATTCGCCAACGCCACTACCGCTCGGAGTGCTGGTAGTTGATCCTTCGCTGCCGCCGTCGCCTTGTTCTTCATTGACAAATCTGTCAGCAAGTTGATTATATTCATTGAGATCAATTTGACCAGATGTAAGCTCAGATAATACCAATCCAACATTGGCATTAGTATCTCTAAATGTATCTAACATCATTATAAATTGTCCATCTTGGTATCTTGCTTGCACTTGTGTTACTCTATACAATCCTGTTATACCAAAATCTTTTTCTGGTATGTTTACTAGTCCTGTGTTATCTTCTGGATAAGTTGGAAAATTTAAGTCTAAGAAAAAGCTATTGCCTCCTCTGGTATATTCAGCATTATTTTGATTATTTTTATTACCTGCGCCTTTGGGTTTACCAAGCCAATAAGGATCACCTCTAACTGTAATTATCATGGTTGCTAGATCTGCTAAACTATTAAGGTTAATTTCAACTGCGCCTAACATAACTGTACCTGCACTATCTCCCTTGTCGGGTCCAGCAGTAGCTTTACTATTAGCAGCATTTGCTATAAAAGTTAATGGCAAATCATCTGCTTCGTTAAATGCTCTATCAACAGCAGCAGTACTTACTACATCACTTTGAGTAATGTATCTATTTTGTAAACGTTGAAGTCTAGGCGTAACTTGATTATCCTTTAAGAATTGTTCACTTAGTTTGGATTTTTCATCTTCAACACGAGCTTGTTCTTGCCCCAGTTGTTCTGTTGTTTCGTTAATAACAGCTATATCATTTAATAATCTATCTCGCAGTGTAGGGTTGTCATGCAACGGGTGATCACTAAGTGATCCAAGATCCCTTTCTAATTTGCTTTTTTCACGGATAAGTTTATCTATTTTTCCTTTTATCTCATTTAACGTTCCGATCTTATCAGCTACCGGCTGTAGTCGTGAATTTATTTTTGCAAACAGTTGATCGCTGTATTGCAAAGCACCGTGGTTTAATGCTTGTAATTGATAGTAGGTATTGTTAAGTTGTATATCTAGGTTTAATACTTCAGTGTTTAAACCTGTATAAGTGTAGTCGAATTTTTTCCTCAACAGCCCATTGCGCACAATGTTTTTGAGTCTTTCTTGTTGTAGTGTTTTGGTTTTATAAAGTTCTAGATAACTCACCGGATCGTGTATAAGTTCTGGGGTAATATATTGTCCTACTGTATACTTTATAAATTTTTGATAATGCTTACGTAACGGATCATAGTTCTGATATGCAACATCTGTTGCGAGTTTCATCCAGCTGGAAAGTTTTGATAATTTTTCAGGTCGAGCTTGCCCGTCTTCAGGATTTTGTTTACCACTACTACCGTCGAATATAGGCAGCTTTTGAAATTCTGTCGTTTGATATAATGCAGTAGCAAGTGCTGCAACAATACTTGTACCTTGTGGAAAATTAAATTTTAGTGTTCCGTTACCACTGACACTTATTGCTCTAGTGCCTGTCTGATCGTCTATGCCTTGTGTGGCGCCAAATTCCCAATCTCCCCAATGGCTAACTTCTTGATCTAATAAAAATTCATATCTATTAGGAAAAATTTGAGAAGTACTAGAACTTAATCTGTGTAATTCTTGTTGTTGGACTTTTTCTTGAAATGCTTTTAAAAAATCACCATATGTACTAGCTTCTACATCTATATCTGATGGCAAATGCAAACTAACTTTACTGTATGCATCATTTTCTACTTCGATAAAATTCCCAACATACGTAGTCCCGCCGTCTCTGTAGTCTAAAGTTAAATCTGTTAATATACAACTGTAATAATATGGTCCTATTATATTACTAACAGCTACACCATCGTCAGTATATCCTTTAAAGTTAAGTTCTAACAAGTATGTTGCTTTTAGGTGATTTTCAATATCTAACTTTCTAGCAGCAAATAGTATTCTATTAAACAGTGTAACACCACCAGGTTCTACTAGACGGATATTAAATTGGTTAGCTACACTATTTCTATCTGCTTTTGAGAATGCCAGTACCATATTCTGCTCAACGCTTTCGATATTGATTTCAGTTTCAACTCCGCTGTCAGCTAATACAATAGTACGACCTGCTTTTATATTATCATCAAATTTAGTAGCTGCTGCAGGATGCACCATGTGAATCTTCCAATTATATGTGTAATTGGCAAATTTGTTGAGTATATTTTCTTCGTAGAAATTTGTTGCGGCCATTAATTAACTCCCGAAGGATTGAATGTTTTTGGTACTTCAATTATCTTTCCACTGGTAAAGTCCATTATCGGGTCTTTGATTGCATCTCTATTATAATGTACAAATATCCACCATAGTCTACTATTACCGTATAAATCGTGTGCAAGTAAGTCAGGACGTCTATTATATTTTTGCTGTATAACTAGCTTTCGTTTTGCTGAGTTTAAATTCTTAGAAGTAACAGTAGGATTATATAATTCCAAATACTTTCTATTCACAGCAGTATTTGCATAATTACTACTTTGTCTATACTTAGGAGTTGCCATTAGATAAACCCTCCTGTGTATGCATTACCATTAATAAATTGTCCAGTACTATATTCATTCTTCTGCCTATCGGGTGTGTTCTGAACCATAAGATCAATTGCAAAGCTCATAACTGTGGGAATCTGTTGTCCGTTTACATCTTTGAGATCTACATTACTATCAAATGTAGTACTAAAATTTGAAATAACAACTCTAATTCCAGACGTACTACTTATTGCTTGTGGTGCACCTAATACTTGCGATCCGAAACTACTAAATCTTAAAACAGGAGGTGGCGTGCCTGCTACAGGTACATTACCTATGTCGCCTCTGCCGCTAAACATTTTTGTCACACTTCTAAAAAAATGTAGTACAGCTAGGGTATATTCAGCTTCTTCTTGTGTGACACTAGCAAATTGTGCCATAAGTTGTATACCAGGAGATGGTGTGTTTCTATAAGCATTGTATGTATAATTGGTGTGTGTTAAGTCGTAAGGACTATAATTTACACTTTGACTATATGTGATATCAGGCTGATAAGGAAATACTATACCAAGTCCTGCACCGCTAGCAGTTCGCAACGGAGCCAATAAAGGACTATCATAGTAACCAACTGCACCTTTGGGCAACATTAATCTAGTTTTGTTTTCAGCTAGCACTGCCATTTAGTTTATCCTTAATAAAATTAAACACGTTTTCATTGATACTTCCAAAAAACTCTCTGAACTTCATCATTTTTTGATTGTCGTTGAGACTTTGATTTTTCATAGCTTTTCTAAAATCAGTAGCACTCATGCCACCTTCTTGTATCGGAACTTCGAGTATATATCCTGCTTGATCACTGGGTACCATTTCAGCACCAGGAGTATAATCTCTGAGATAGTTGCCGCCTTTTAAGCGTCCTGCATCTTTGGCACTGAATACCAATACAATAGCAGTGTTATTTGGGTCTTTGCCTGTTAAACTTACATCTGGTCTATAAGGACTGGTCTTAACAATCTGGTTAGCAGGTATATTAAACATCTCTGTCATAAGCCCTGTTTTTTCTTCGTAGCTGAATGGGTCTTTTTCAGGAGTTGCATTCTTGGCTATTATAGTAGCGATAAATACGTTAGAGGAGCCAAACTGTTCTACTAGATCCATATAAACTTTATGATGACCTTTATGCATAGGCTGAAACCTGCCGCCGTAAAAAACAGCAATATCAGTTGCTATATCTTCCGTTAAATGTGTGTATCTCATCAAACTCTCCTATATATGTATTTATAGCAGAATTAAGTGCGTACTGATTGACAAATTGAATTATCGAACATATACTATAACTAATTTTAAGGAAACACTATGAAAAAACAAAAATATTTAAACAACAAAGACATGCTTAAAGAGATACACAAAAGTAAACTCAGTTTTTGTAGCAGTCTGGACAACGAATATAATAGGTTTGATACAATTGTCGAAGACATTGCAGATGTGCATAATCCTGAATTTATACAATTAGCTAAAGAAAGCAGAGCTCATCAGCTAAGTTTACAAGCATATGAAACAGCATATTGGGATTGGCACGACAACAACGGCAAAGCTAGTCAGAAACCCAAGCAGATTACATATAAAATTGATCCAGATACAATTGAAGAAAACACACTTATTTTTCGTTTGATGACATTTGATCATGTACCACTAGAGCCTGGTAGAAAAAGCAAACCTAAAACTACCGCAGATCATCATGCAAAATGTAACTTCCCTCCTTTTCAACACTATGCTTATGTGAACGGAGAACTTAAAGAAGTACTCCGCAGTCACTGGGATGGTGGGTTCGACAACGGACATTTTAATGTACAGCATGGTACTATTACTAATAACCTAGCAAAAATGTACATCAAACTATGCGAACGTTACAGTATGCGCAGCAACTGGCGTGGTTATACATATGTAGATGAAATGCGTAGTCATGCACTGCTACAGCTATCGCAAATTGGACTACAGTTCAATGAACTTAAAAGTCAAAATCCGTTTGCATATTATACTGCCGCAGTTACAAACAGTTTTACAAGAGTGTTGAACTTGGAAAAGCGTAATCAAAACATCAGAGATGACCTACTACAAGAAAATGGTCAGATGCCTAGCTGGACACGCCAAATTGAACACGAAATGGCAGAACGTGCTAAGTGGGACGAAGCCGCAGACAAAGAACGCAAAGAACACGGCTTCAACATTTAGGTTGACATCACATACATTATCAGTTAATGTAAGTACAAAGTAGACATTCTTTGAACGGAGAACCATGACATTCTTTAGTAAAGCCGCATGTTTTACAGACATACACTTTGGCAACAAAAACAACAGCAAACAACACAATCGAGATTGTGCCGACTTTGTTGATTGGTTTATTGAACAAAGCGAAGATTGTGAAACCTGCATATTCTTAGGCGATTGGCATCATCATAGAGCCAGCGTAAATGTTAGTACACTCAATCACAGTGTTGAAAATGTAGGCAAACTCAGTCGTGCATTCAAGCATGTGTATATGATTATGGGCAATCATGATCTATACTATCGTGAGAAACGTGATCTAAACAGTTTACCATATGCAGGACTGTTTGAAAATGTAACACTAGTTGAGGATATGTTGGTGCAAGACGATATTGCACTTGTTCCTTGGCTAGTAGGCGACGAATGGAAAGGCTTACAAAAGACAAAGTGTCGATATATGTTTGGACACTTTGAACTTCCTTTCTTTAAGATGAATGCAATGGTTGAGATGCCAGATCATGGCGGCATCAATGCACAACATCTACAAGGCCCCGAGTATGTGTTTAGTGGACACTTCCATAAACGTCAAGCCAAAGGCAACGTACACTACTTGGGCAGCCCGTTTGGTCATAACTATGCTGACACATGGGATGACGACAGAGGCATGATGAAACTGGAATGGAATGGTGTACCTGAGTATATAGATTACCCAGGCCCAAGATACAGAACTGTTCCTCTTAGCAGACTAATTGACGAACCTGACGTTATTCTAAATCAACACACTTATTGTCGTGCTACACTAGACATTAACATCAGTTACGAAGAAGCAAGTTTTATCAAAGAAACTTTTAGCCAACAGTACAACGTTAGAGAGATAGCGTTGATCCCCAGCAAAAAGGAAGAACATGCTCAGGATTGGAAAGTTGTAGACGATATCGAGGTTGAAAATGTAGACCAGATAGTGTACAATAGTTTAAACGCTGTAGACAGTGAAATGATAAACAAGAAAATTCTAGTAGATATATATAACTCCCTATGATTACATTAAATGACTTAACCGTAAAGAACTTCATGAGTGTCGGCAACGTTACACAAGCTGTGCGTTTCAATGACAATGGACTAACATTGGTACTAGGTAATAACTTAGACTTAGGCGGAGATGGAAGTAGAAATGGTACTGGTAAGACCACTATCATTAATGCACTCAGTTATGCTATATACGGAAACGCACTCACAAACATTCGCAAAGACAATCTTGTTAATAAAACCAACAGCAAAGGTATGTTGGTTACGCTGGATTTTGAAAAAGATGGTGTAAAATATCGCATCGAACGAGGCAGAAAGCCTAATGTGCTTAAATACTATGTCAACGAACAAAACGTCGATGATGACGAAGCACAAGGTGAGAACCGTCAAACTCAAGCACAAATAGAAAAACTATTTGGTATGAGCCACGACATGTTCAAACACATTGTTGCACTTAACACATATACCGAACCTTTTCTCAGTATGCGAGCAAATGATCAACGAGCAATCATTGAACAGCTACTAGGTATTACAGAACTTAGTGAGAAGGCAGAAGTACTAAAAGAACAGCAAAGGCTGACAAAAGATGCAATCAAGCAAGAAGAATATAGAATTAATGCAATTGAAGAAGCAAATGCCAGGATTGAAAAAAGTATTAGTGATTTGGAGCGGAGACAAAAAATCTGGCGAGACAAACAATCAACTGATGTCGAAGTTATTAAGAACCAAATCAACACCCTCGAAAAAATAGATATACAAAGTGAACTTGACAATCATGCACTACTAAACGATTACCTCGAAAAGAAAACACAAGTAACTACATTAGAAACAGAAATTACAAAACTAGTAAACAGTATTACTAGAGAACAAAAGCGTTTAGAAAAGGCACAAAAGGATTTAATAGCAACCCAACAGCATGAATGTTACGCATGTGGTCAAAGTATACACGACAGCAAACACGAGGAAATACTTAAAACAAAACAAGAAGCAGTCGCCGAGTCGCAACTACATATCGACACCGATACTGATCTTAAAACAGAATATCAAAGTGCATTAGTGGAACTTGGAGAACTGGGTATGATGCCAGTTACACATTATAACAAACTGCAAGAAGCACTAGAACATCAAAACACTGTTAATAATTTAAAAACAGAGGCTGAACGCATTGCATCAGACACCGACACTTATCAGGAACAAGTTGATGCATTACGTGAAACAGGTGTGCAAGAAATTACTTGGCAAGATATGAATGACTTAACTGTTCTCAAAGATCATCAAGACTTCCTATACAAACTGCTAACAAACAAAGACAGTTTTATTCGAAAACGTATCATTGAACAGAACTTGCAATACCTAAACAGCAGACTAGCTTATTATTTGACTAAACTAGGCTTGCCGCATGAAGTACAGTTCCAACCAGACTTGACTGTGGAGATCACCGAGCTTGGCAGAGAGTTAGACTTTGATAACTTGAGTCGTGGAGAACGCAATAGACTCATACTTGGGTTAAGTTGGGCGTTTAGAGATGTATTTGAAAGTATGAATACACCAATGAACTTTCTTGCTGTTGACGAACTTATTGATAGTGGCATGGACACTAACGGAGTAGATGCAGCGTTAGGAGTTCTTAAAAAGATAGAACGTGAGCGTAACAAAAATATCTTCCTTATCTCACATAGAGATGAACTTGTAGGTCGTGTAAACACAATACTGCAAGTTGTTAAAGAAGGTGGGTTCACAACATTTAGTACAGATACGGAGTTTGTAGATGCAGAATGATGACGATTTTAATATATCAGACATATCATTAACCAGTTTTAATAACAAGGATGTTAAAGGAGACGATGACTTCGACAGTTGGATATCATCCAACAGTACAGTTACTTGTACTTCTGATACTAGCACAACACCTGGCACTTTTACATTCGACAACAATTACACTATTACTGATAGTAGTATGAGGTCGACAAAAAAGATAAAAGATTTAAAATATTGTATGCCAATAGATTTGCTATACAAATGGTTCCCACAAGAAGTAAAGGAGTACGACGATTATGACGACCAAGTTCCTTTTTGATGTAGACGGTACACTTACAGATGCACGTAAACCTATCGATCCCGAATTTGAAAAGTTTATGTTGGATTTTGTTTGCAATCATCACTGCATAATTGTAACAGGCAGCGATAGACCTAAAACACTAGAACAGATTGGTTTAACACTCACTAATACATTTAGTAGGGTGTATCATTGTAGCGGTAATCACATGTTTGTTGGTGCACAAGAACAACGTAGAAACACATGGAGTCTATCAAAAGAGCAATATAAATTTTTAGAAGACCAGCTTGACAGAATCGAGTATTCAGAAAAAACTGGTAACCATATTGAACAAAGAATAGGCACTGCCAACTTTAGTATTTGCGGGCGCAATGCTGATTGGCAACAACGTGCTCAATATGTAGAATGGGAAGAACACAATCATGCTAGAGAAATAGTAGCACTTGCATTCAATGAACAGTTTGATGATGTTGTTGCACAAGTTGCCGGAGAAACTAGTTTAGATATTTTTCCTATAGGCTGTGATAAAGGACAAGTACTCGACGACTTCAAAGACTCAAGAACTATCTTCTTTGGAGACAATTGCTTTCCTGGCGGAAACGATCACTCTGCTGCACAAGCAAGCACACATTTTCATCAGATTGACAGAGGTTATAAACAAACTTGGGAAATCTTAAAAAAGAGGTATATTTAGGTTGACATTAGCCAAGTTCGGCATATATACTAGTTGCTATATACTAACATGCAATGGACTTATCAAGGCAAACTTATTGAACAAATACCAGAGGAATACGTAGGTTTCGTATACCTCATTACCAACACCACGAATGGCAAAAAGTACATTGGCAAAAAACTGGCACAATTTAAAGTAACTAAAAAACCCCTCAAAGGCAGAAAAAATAAAAGGCGTTCAACTAAAGAAAGTGACTGGAAGACCTACTGGGGAAGCAGTGATAAGTTAAACGCAGATGTTGAAAACTTAGGCACAGAAAACTTTACAAGAGAAATACTTTACTTCTGCACAGGCAGAGGCGAAATGAGTTACTTAGAAGCTAGGGAACAATTTGATCGTAAAGTTTTAGAAACAGATGAATATTACAACGGCATAATAAATGTCCGCGTTGGCGG